ACAAGTGTTCCTTTATTGTCCCGTAGGAGAACATCTTGGCGTGACCTACCAGCCTTGAATGATGCTCTATCCAAATCGTCAGCCATAACTTCGATGGTGTTTGTAAGGTCTACCTTTGAGATGTCATCACCAGCTTCCTCAAGAGCCTTTTGCTCCTTATCTGCCGCCTTGACCCTCTTTTTGTGTTCATTACTTTTGGCTACACGCTTCTTTGTTTCCTTTGCGTTAACCGTGGTTAACTCTTCGGTAACTTCTTTTTCTGTAGCTACAGAGTCTGCACCCTTACGTACCCTCTTGACACCACGGGCAATAGCAAAAAGACCCTCAAGTGGACCAGTTAGCATTAGGTCTTCTGCCGCCATCTTTAATCGGCGTTCAGCCTGAGTATCATCTTCATCTGACTGTAAAAACTCCGTAACAGGGTTTTGTAGTGCAGGAACTTTCTGGACAATATCTGACAACCTCTCTTCATAAGGGTTGTGAGCAATCATTGATGAAGCCGCTGAGTTGCCAGCAGATGCTGAGATTTTATCTAGCTTTCCGCCCTCTTTGACTTCTTTTGGTTTACCTATTTTTTTAGAAACAGCTTTCGTAGCACCCTTAATTGACCCTGCAAAAAGTTTTTGGCCAATCTTTAATTTACCAGCCCCAACTAAACCAAAACCAAACTGAGAGATATCCTCAGTAATTTGACCCGCCATAGTAACTGGGCGAGGGGGTTCAAAGAACAGTCTTTCTGTTTCATCATCAAACCCTTCCCACTCTTGTCCAAGAACATACCCAGCACCTTCTACAAGACTGTCAGCCGCCCAACGGGTAAACTGGTAGGTTTCCTCTGCGGCATCTACACCGCCAGCAAAGACACCCTTTGCCATATCACCGCCAACCTCATACCAAGCTAGGTCTTGGGCAACAGACTGATTTAGACGGTCACGTAGTTGAATAATTTCTTGTTGTTTCATGCTTATGCTCCGCCATCCATTGGGTCTATGTCATTTGAGCCTATTGAGCTACCTTCATTTTTTTGCACTACTGCACTGGCTCTAAGTCTCTCCTGTTCAGCGACAAACTCTTCAACAAACCGCCTAATAGCAACGTCAGGGTCAACACCCCCAGCGACCAGAGGGGCTAGAAGCATTCCAAGGTCTGTTGTGGTTAGCCAGTTTCCTGATTGATTTGGATTTTCCAACACTTTGAAGGCTGTGTTAGCCATAGCCGCATAGGTTGACATAGGCTTATCCCAGCCAGTACCAGAAGGGCTTTGCCAAGGAGACTTACCCTGATTCCAGTTTGAGAGTGTTGTATCATCGGCTGGTGGAATGTTTTCTAGCAGTACGGCTCTGTTCTGTTCTTCAGCTTTGTCCCTATAGAACTTCTGAAGACGTTGAGCCTCTTTATCAATCTTTGCCATAGCCGCATCACGAGTTAGGCTACCTTTTTCTACTTGTGGGATAATATCCCTTATAAAGTAGGTCAGGTCACGCTTGGCGTTGTTGGCTAAAAGGTTTCTATTAGCATCATTTCCAAACAAACCGTCTAACGTGGTTGTCTGCTTGATAGCCCCTTCCAAGGCTGTCTCAATGCCTGTGATGCCATACTCTTCCTTAAACCTTGAGTATGTCTGGTTGTTTAGGTTTTCCAGTGTTGCCGCATCGTTAACAGATAAATTCTTTTCTTTAACAGCTAGGTCAATCTGGGCTTCCATATCGTTACCATCAGAAATGCCTTGATAGATTGATTCAAAGGTTGTCTGGTCACTAACTTGCTTAATCTGTCCTCTATCCTGAAACTCACCATCAACATAAGCACTCTCAGATTGGCTGAGTACAGCAAGTCTGTTTCTCTGTTTTATGGTTTCTTCGCTGTTCCACCAATCGCTGTTATATTTGTTTTTCTGTAAGCCCTCTATAAGTTCTTTACGCAACTTAACAGCATCTCTTTGGTCTTCTTTTAGCTCTTGTTCAAACGCTTCGGTTTCTGCCTTATCTTCAATACCCTCAAGCGTTGAGCGTAGTGTTTCGATACCAGCTTTGTTGGACACACCGTAGACAGAACTCTTGTTCTTGAGTCCAGCTAATGTCTCTAAAACTTGTTCCCAATTACCACCCTTGGCGGCTTGTTCTCTGGCCTCACCCTCAAGGAAATTAACTGCTGTATCAAGTACGGTCTTTGCGTCACCACCTTGGTCAATAGCAGTTTGAATACGAGCATTGATTGATGCGGTTACCTGTGAAGATATGTTCTTACTTTGTTGGTCAAACATATCATCCATTGTTTCAAGGTCAGTTGTTAGCTCACCAATAAGAAGGTCATTGCGGCTATCCCTTGCTTTCTTCAGTTGATGCTCAAAGTTTCGCTGTTGTACTTGAGCTTCAAACCGCTGTGTTACTTCGTTAAATTCTTCGTTAAAAATATCAGACCGAAACCCGTCTAATCCATTCTTTTCTGCATACTCTTGGCGTGTTTTGTTAGCCCACGTATTGAAGTCGAAATTATCCGTGTCCTTCTCTGTGTCCCAACCAACAATAAGCTGGTCACCAAAGTCTTTTGCGTGGTTACGAAGTAACGAACGAGCATAGCCCTCCACCCAAAAGGGTGATTGGGTTTCATCTATCTCACCACTTTTAATTTTCTTTAAGAAAGTCTGACGCTCCTCTGGGGTAGCGTTGTAAAAGGTTTTTTCACCTTGGGCTGATTGCTCACCCTTTATTTCATCTTTTTTTTCATCAATGAATCTGTTTACTGCTGGACTAAAGTTACTCAACGCATTGAGTATTTGTTTAGAGCGAACATCTTCTGTAGGAGCCGAAGGCCGTACATAGGAGTCTACAGGCCGTGCAACCACGTTCTGTACACCACCCAAAGACCGCAGTCTTGAAGTATCCACTTTAACTCGTCTTGGTGCCATTTGTATCTCTCTTTAATCTTCTTTTAAGTTGTAGCTGTAGACAGGTTTTTTGTCCTTGCTGAGTTGCCTATAACCATCAAGCGCAACGCCACCAATCTGTAGTCCACTTGCTAATAGGCTTGGGCGTGTGCCTTGCTGTACGCTGGCTATGCGTCCCTCTGCTTGCGACAGAAGACCCTCACGGTCTACCTTGCCTTGCTGAAGAATTGAGTCGAAGTTTCTGTTAATAGTTCCCTCGTTGTTTAATCGTGTACGTTCAATATCTGATAGCAAGCCAGCAATCGACATACCCGCAACACCCGCTTCACCAGCGGAGGCTAATTGCCTACCTTTTAATTTTGCGGCCTCTATGTTGCTCTGGAACTTCTTGTCCATCGCGGCGGCTCTCTCTTGTTCTTCGCGTAAGGAAAGCTGTCTGGCTTGCTCAAGCATTGACCGCTGGGCAAGGAGCTTATTCTGGTTAAATTTTGCAGTTTGGGCTTTTGCCGTAGCACTGGCTTGCTGGGCTTGCATCAAAGCCGTAGAAGCAGAAATAGCTGTGCTTACAGCAGTCATTCCAACAGTGGCGGCGGTAGCCGAAGATGCACCCAGAGCTGTACCAATCGTTACAAAACACATTTGGCTAACTCCTAATTCTTATAAATTCGTAAAATGGTTGTGGGTTTACCCCATATTTTTTGTGGAGGTTTATAAAGGTAAACCCAAGGAATTTTAGCCACTTGAGAGTTTTGTGGTTATCCTTGGCAACATAATTAACAAGGACAGAATATTTGCCTTGCGTGTTGTTCACCCATTCTTTGCTTTCCTTGATGAACTTACGGGCTGTACTTGGCTCGTATAGACCATCGCTTGCCAGCATCCATGGAACACCTATGTTTCCCATGTTGTTAACACCGAACATACCTATAATGTCCTGTTTATCACTTATGATGGTGTTGCACTCCTCAGACAGTAAAAAAGAGAACTGTAAGGCTTTTAGCGGCTCTAATCCGTGTGAAGCCCACACTTCTCTTTTGTCTGAATCTCTGAGGTTTGGCGCAAGTACCTTACAGTCCCCGAACTTTGACGGGCGGTAGTAAGCCATGCGTTTATATCCTTCTGGAACGCTCGTGGTAAAAACCTTCCCACTCAGCCGACTGAAAAGTCGATGGTAAGAAGCTATCGTTTTCAAGCTCAATATCTACGTTGGATGAGTTAGATAAAATGGGAAACGTGAATGTCCCACTATCAATGGATACTGTACCAATTAGATTGTTGATGCTACCAAGGTTACGTCCTGTGAATGTGGTTGTGTTTGTAGAACGTCTAAGAGGCGTAACTTTAGCTCGGAAGAAGCCACTATCGTTATATACAATGTTCCAGTTGCGAAGCTGTAGCCGACCAATAGTAATTGGTTGGTCATTATTCTTCATAACCTGTTCGGAGAACTTGTATTTGAACGTGTAAGGAATCCCAGCATAGACAACCTTATTATCCGCCAGCGTGGCGGCTAAATCGGAAGATGCTATGGTCTGTCCGTCCTGACGTACATAAATTGTAGTTGAATCCGTGTAGGGTAGAGAAGTTGTCCCGCCTGTGGTCAACTTTACACGCCTGTCTAGTAGCACTGGATGGTTATTATCCATTACACTTACTGACGTATCTACAGATAAATCGAGCTTTTCAAGACATACGCTAGAGCCTCTTTTTATAATCATAAAGATTTCAGATTTATTGAAATCGAGGTTTAGGACATCACCACCAAAAACCCAAGATGACCAAGAGGATTGAAGTTTCTCCTGTCCGCCCCAGTAATATTTATAGACGTAGACAGTCGATTTGTTTGTAGCTGTCAGACAAGCAAGCATATCCTCATTGGAAGAGGCTGATAGTTTTATAACTTCACCAGATACGTAATCAGGTACGTGCGATGTAATGTCAGCCGCATCGTTTGTTTCCGCCTCAACATCTACAAAGTATTCGCGTACACCAGAGAAGTTTCCGCGCTTCGTGGGAAAGAAAACATACTTACCAGCACCTACAGGCTTTGCGCGAAGACTCGCCTCAAACTGTGTAGTTACATCAATGGATACTGTATCAGGAGCCAGTAGGTCTACGGCAGATAGCTTAAACTGTGTTAGGTCTGAGAATAGTAACAGTTGCTCTGAGAAGGGAACAGCGTGTTTGAGAATTGATACTTGGTTGTTAGAAACTGCGACATCAATCGGCGCGGAGTCTACGAGTGTGAGAACGGTGTTTTGGAAGAAGTTAAAGTAAGAACCAACCTCTGACATGATGACATTCTCTTCGGACAGAACACCAAGCCTGTTTCTATGAAAGAAGAGGTCATTCAGTTTATATCCTACAAACGATGGGAACGGGTTTGTGTCGTCATCCCCAGCCTTTCTCTCATTCCAAGTTGCTGGTTGGAATGTGAATGTTCCGTTTGCATTCCGAATAAGCTGATGAGGCATTGTCGTGTTATCGAACTGCTTCTCAATAGAAGGTTTAGTAACCTCTTTCCAAACCAACTGACCATTACCATCTGGGTCTTGAAACTGAACATAGTAATCATCTTGGTTCTTGTTGTTGTCACCAACCACCTCAATAAGAAAACCCTTTTTACCTTTTGGTGGTAACTTTTTGAAATCCGCAGTTTGCCCCTTAAATGCTAACAGAAACGTGTCACCACGGGAGTCAGTAGCAGATACGTCAAAGGCCGCACCATCATCTCTTTTGATATACAGTACGTTATCCAAACGTTGCTTTGTAAAACCAGCGGGTAGGTTAAGGCCCGCATCCAAGTCAAACATAATTTTGTTGGTTCTAACATCCGATTGATTAGCGGCATTAGAGCTATCTAGTGTTTGCTTAGTGGAGGTGTAAGTCTGTCCACCATAGGACACTTTAATCGTAAAATCTGTCTTATAGTCACCTTGCTTACAATAGAACATCGCTTCTGATGGTCTGGATGGGGTGAGATTGCTAGTGTCCTTTGCAACCACCTTGGTCTTGTTAACTATAAAGGTGTAGTCAGCGATGGTGGTGGCAGATATCTCTGTAGAGGGGTCTGTCAGGCCACTAAGGTAGTTGATAGCGGTTGCGGGTGAAGATGTAACCGTTTGTTCCACACCAGCCGCATCATAAACCTTTAGTACACCAGAAGTAATTATCATGGTGTATGACTCAGCCTCATCCCTTCGGATTGTGTGGATGAACGCGGAGTCAATACTGGAAGGCACGTTAGCAAGTGTAGCGATATGTTGTGTGGCAGGGCGTTTTTCCAGCCCGTTCACCACAGTAGACAGACCGTTTTCTTGAAGCTCTGCTTGTGTGTTCAAACGAAGTGATGCTGGTTGTTGTGACACCCCATTGATGAGGTTTGGTATTGAAGCAGAGATTAAGGTCATCTTAGAGTACCCTTCCACCTAATCTATCTACGATGTAGTAGACGGATAAGTTATCAAATATCGTGTTATCGTTCACTTGTCCTTCAGCATCCTCTAGCTCAACTTTTGCCAGTAGCTCATCTCGTTGCTGGTAGCCGTGTAACTCAGCCGAACCAACAACCCTGTCCTGAAAGACACGAGCCGCCTTCAGCGTGATGTAACGCCTTGCGGCTTCTGGTAGGTCTGTAAACTCTAGTAGAACAACAGTGTTCATAATTACTTCAGTTGTGTCCGTAGAGAAAAAGAAGCTATTTGTAGCGCGGTTGTATAACTTGCTACCACGCTGTACCACATCAAGATTGGCTTTACGGTCTTGAGCCATGTCAATGCGAAGAACATTATCTGGTATTGTTATTTGGTTTGTTGAGTCAGGAGTGAAAGATTTCTTGAGGTCAGTGTTAAATGACCAACCTTGCGATTGGACTTCTCGACTAGCAGAATCAAGGATAGTTTCGGCTGTTTCAGCATCAACAAGACCAGAGGTAAGTGAGTTTACAGGTGTTTCGCCAATAGAACTGAGAAGCGTGTTAACTGCCTCTAGTTTTGTAGTAGCTGTAAGTGCCATTACGCTTTCCTCTTCTTCTTCTTAATCTTCATGTTTTTATATTGCTCAAGAATGCGCCGACCTTTTGCTACGGCAGATGCTTTGTCACCAAAGTGACCCCATGCTTCTAGCGATAGTTTCAAACGGGTCTTCTTGCCATCCTTGTTGAGTGGCCCCGCGGCTGAACCCATGCGAGTAAGAAATGAACCCTTCCGCCTTTTCTGTTCTGGTGTATTGGCGGCTTTCTTGACGGGAGCTTTGAGATTTCCACCTGTCTTTGCATTGTAAGAAGCTCGACCTTTG